CGCCCGGTGGGCGGGGGGGGGGGTAACTTTATGTGGAAAGTAATCAGAGAGGATGAACTCTACCATCACGGAATCAAAGGCCAAAAGTGGGGTGTCAGACGGTTTCAGAATCCGGACGGGACGCTGACGGCCGAAGGGCGGAAGCGGTATGGCAGCAAAGGGTCTGCAATTAAATCACCTGTCACAAGTATTATTAAGAATCCTAATCATATTATGACTGACTATAAGAATGGTAAAGTATCAAAAACTGAAGACGCCCGCGACCTTGCAAACCGTATCCTTAACGGAAAAGTCAGCATTATCAAAGGAAACGGTGTCACTGTGTCTGAAGGAAGGGCAAAAGTTGGCAGTAAAGATGTATCCTTAGATTTGGATCTTACCGATGAGACCAATGGAAGAGCATTGCTCAGTAACGAGAAAGCCATCCCGTATCTTAAGCAAGTCAACAAAATCCTTGATCGAATTGCAAAAGACGACAGCCAGTTAAAAAATGCGATTGCAGACGACAATTACGATTGGGTTAATACAGACACCACAGTGTTTGGCGAAAATCCTCTGACAAGAAAACAATTTCTTGACGCTTTTGAACCTGTAAGTATTGACGTGGTTCGGTATAAGTCAGGGCCTGTTATGTGGGTAGTCTACAGCGATAAGCACGATGCGTTAGGTTACGCCTCTGCGGATGTCAATATTGATGTCAATACCGGCAACATTATAAGTACGCAACTCGATTGGTAATAAAAACAGAATACGGAGGCGTTACTATGGCATTATCGAACACGGCGACGCCGAAGTATTACGGGCGGTTCCGGGAGGCGGTGCTGCGGTGGGAGACACCTGTTTGCCACGAAGTGGAGATGCAGATGAACCGCATCGACGCGCTGATCCGGAATCCGAAGTATTATTACGACGACCGGGCGATCGACGGGTTTATCGCGTTCTGTGAGCAGGAGATGACGCTGACCGACGGCAGCGATCTGGTGCTGCTGGACAGTTTCAAGTTGTGGGCGGAGGACCTGCTGAGCTGGTTTTACTTTGAGGAGCGGACCGTGTGGGAGCCCTTCAAGAGCGGCAGCGGTGGGCGGTACGTGCAGCGGCGCATCCGTAGGCGGCTGCACAAGAAGCAGTTCCTGATCGTTGGGAGAGGTGCGGCGAAGACAGCGTATGCCAGCTATATTCACGCGTACTTTCTGAACGTGGACACCCGGACGACGCAGCAGCTGGTGACCGCGCCGACGATACGGCAGGCGGAAGAGACGATGCTGCTGATCAAGACGGCCATCAACCGCAGCCGCGGTCCGCTGTTCCAGTTCCTGACCGAGGGCAGCATCCAGAACACCACCGGCAGCAAGGCCAAGCGGCAGAAGCTGGCGGCTACGAAGAAAGGAATAGAGAATTTCCTGACCGGGTCGCTGATCGAGGCCCGCCCCATGAGCATCGACAAGCTGCAGGGACGGCGGGATATGGTGGCTACTGTGGATGAGTGGCTTTCCGGCGACATCAACGAAGACGTGGTGGGCGCCATTGAGCAGGGCGCGGCAAAGACCGGCGACTATATCATCATCGCCACCAGCAGCGAAGGCACCGTGCGGAACGGAGCTGGCGATACCATCAAAATGGAGCTGCACGACATCCTGACCGGCGACTACAAGGCGGATCACGTTTCCATCTGGTGGTACAAGCTGGACAAGATCGAGGAAGTCGGCCAGCCGGAGATGTGGATGAAGGCCAACCCGAACCTGGGAAAGACCGTCACCTACGAGACTTATCAGGAAGAGGTGGAACGGGCGGAGAAAGCCCCGGCTACCCGGAACGACACACTGGCCAAGCGCTTCGGCATCCCGACGGAGGGATACACGTACTTCTTCGCCTACGAAGATACGCTGCCGCACCGGAAGAAGGACTTTTCCGGACTCCCCTGCTCGCTTGGGATCGACCTGTCGCAGGGAGACGACTTCTGCGCGTTCACGTTCCTGTTCCCGCTGCGTGACGGCAGCTTCGGGGTGAAGACGCGCAACTATATTTCCGAGTACACCATGAGCCGCCTGCAGCCGGCGCTGCGGGAGAAGTACCACGACTTTATGGCGGAAGGCAGCCTGATCGTGTTCAACGGGACGGTGCTGGACCTGGACGACGTATACGACGACCTGGACAGGCACATCGCGGAGATGGAGTACGACGTGTGCTGCGTGGGGTTCGACCCGTACAACGCCAAGCACTTTATAGAGAGGTGGAGCACGGAGAACGGGCCCTTCGGCATTGAAAAGGTGATACAGGGCGTGAAGACGGAGACGGTGCCGCTGGGCGAGCTGAAGAAGCTGGCGGAACAGAGAAAGCTCTTGTTCGACGAGCAGGCGTTCGTGTTCGCCATGGGGAACTGCATCACGCTTGAAGACACCAACGGCAACCGGAAGCTGCTGAAGAAGCGGCGGGAGAACAAGATCGACCCGGTGGCGGCGCTGCTGGACGCGTGGGTGTCGTATAAGGTGAACGCGGAAGCGTTTGAGTGATTCAGAAATTTCAAATTGGGTATATGTCTCTGTCCCATGGTAATTCGCAAAATTTGCAGCTATTATTGTGGAAGGAGGTGTAATACCATGAAATCTATTAAAATCGACAACAAAGCGTGTCAGGTGATTATCACCGTATCGACTGTGCTTGCGCAGGTCGCTACGCTGGTGATTATGTACCGGGCGCAGAAGAAACAGACGGAACTGTTGAAGGACTGGTAATACACAGGTAAAAAGAACGAGCCGCGTAACAGCGGCTTTTCTTTTTGCGTTCGCAGGATTTACAGCTTCTATTATGGAAAACAAATCTGAAAGGAGCTAACAAAAATGGCAGGAATCAAGAAGTCACTGATGAAAGAGGCGGACGTCGTTCAGAGGTCCATGCTGATTGCGCTGGCGACCACGCAGGCAAACAATGCCAAGCGCGGCGGCGAGATGAGCAAGGACGAATGGTGGGCGATGCTGAAGGACAAGTTTGAAGTGATTCTGACGAGAGAAGCCAATAAGGAATACAACTTTATCGGTTGAGTTTTCGGGCAAAGAACTGCCGCGTAACAGCGGCTTTTCTTTTTTCTCGCAGGATTTGCAGCTTCTATTATGGAAACAGAACATGAAAGGAGTAAAAGAAAATGTTCACAATCAGAGAGACAAGAGAGGTTGAAAGGAAGTTTGACGCTTATTTGCGGAACGACAAGGACGAGAAAGAGACCTTCACCGTTGCGGATGCGGATCGCATATTGGAAATGGCGATCGCGGAATGTTTCGGCGGGGAAAAGAAGTCGTGACGCGGAGAGCGGGCTTTCGCAGCCCCTCTTTTTTTTTTACAGGGTCGCTGGCGAAACTCGCAAGAATTACAGGGGCTTTTATGAGAGGAGAGACAGTTGTTGCTGTCTCTTTTAGTTTTGCTGCAAAAATTCAAAATGGAACCGGAGGTGATACGGATGTGGTATGCGATTGCGCCAGATGAGCTTTATCATTACGGTATTCTCGGTCAGAAGTGGGGCGTGAGGCGGTTTCAGAATCCGGACGGGACTCTTACTTCGGAAGGCAGGAAGAGATACAACCAGTATTCCGACGGGAGCGTGGCGAAGAAAAGCGGCAGGACCAAGCGGCTTGAGAAATCCGTTGCGGAGGCGAGACGCGACACGGATTCAGCGCGGAGGAGCGGTTCTGAACGGGAGGCAAGAAAAGCGTACACGCGCCAGGCGGTGCAGGAAGCGAGGCTGAACGAATCCAGGGAGAAAGACCGGGAGCCGGCCAACGGCAAAAAAGCAGCCGTCGCGGTCGGCGTGACCGCGACAGCACTGGTGGCGACAGGGCTTGGGGTGAAGTATAAGAACGAGATCGGGGCCGCCGTCGGAAGGCTGAAGAATGAGAAGCCGTACGGGGCCACCGCCGAAAGCGGCGCGGACGCGCTGCAGAATCTGTTGTTCTCGTCTAAAATCGGGACTGCCAAATACATGGCGAAGGGCGCCGCGGAAGGCATGAAAGACGCCGTTGTGAAAAAGGGAAAAGAGACGCTGCCGCCGCTCAAGCAGAGTCTAAAGAAAGGCGCCGAAAAGACGCTGACGGACATGACGACGGCAGCGGTCACCGTTCCGCTCACCTTTGCCGCCGGGAAAGCTGCGTCCAGCATCGCGAGCAAGGCGTCAAAAGCCAGACGCGAGAAAGGCGAAAGCGCGGTGCGCGATCTGATGGAAGCCTACGGAAAGCAGAGCTCCAGCATTATCAGCAAGAATTTCTCATTTGACAGTGTGTCGAAGGGATTGAACCAAGGAAACAAGAAGGACGCAGGAGGCGGCAGTAAAGGTTTCCAGAGCGAAGAATACAAAATACGGTACGACGCAGTGATGCAGAAATACCCCAAAGGATCGCCGGAAAAGGAACAGATACGAAAAATGAAGAACGAGGGAAAAAGTATAGAGGAAATAGAAAAGAAATACGGCTGACGCGTTAAATCACCAGCCGTTGCTCTTTTATTCGTTTTCTTCTGGGTCCGATCCCGAGAGGATGATTTCGTCCAATTCCGGATCTGACTTGCCAACGGAAAAGTCGTTTTTGATGAACATTTTGTAGGCACGATTTGCTATGAGTTTCGTTTCAACCAGGTCGAAACTTCCGCCTATCGCCGCGCCGACGCCGGGAACAAGCTTTCCAAGATTTACTAAGCCTGTTTCTCCGGCTTTAGTGGCAAACCGGAACCCGAGTTTTTTGTTAATGGCTATCAACACTTTCCCGGGAATTTTGCCGATTGCTTTTGCCGCGACTTTTTCGCCGAAATTGACACCTAACTTTTTGATCAATTGATTTATGGAGATTCCGGCAAGACAGGCGTACACATAGGTCTGCACCTGATCGTCGTGGACATTATAACCGCCGAGGTATGCCGTGCAGGCAATCATACGCATCTGAACGTATAGAACGCTGCTGATGTTAGCAGGAATTGCGGCGGGCAACGTTATCAAGCCGCCGAAACCTGTGACGGCACCGGATGTGGCGCATTTTGTGATTTGGTAATTCTGCATCGACTTCGCGGCCGAGGCGTTGTCCGGATTCTTTTTCAGATAACTGGCTGCCAATTCTTCGATTGACGGACTGACGACCGGGATACCATCCAGCACTTTTGCGTAGACGGAATCCAGAACGGTCATGATATTGTCTTTGTTCAGCAGGTTTTTCAGATTATCGAGGTTGAGCGCGTTTTTAACGTCTTCTTTATTCATCGATATTCACTCCGTTCTCGGTCATGAAATCCGTTTGATGTAAGCGTCGCCGTTTTCGTCAAAGACGAGCTCCGTCTGGCGGGTCATATCCTCCAGAATCGCGTGGAAGCGTTTGCGGGCTTCGGAGGTCCGGTCCAAACTGAGAGAATCCATGCGGTCAGAAATCGTCTTAAGGAATTCCGGCACTTTCAAAGGAGATTTTGCGGGCGCTTTGGCGACAGCTTCCTTTGCGCGGTACAGAATCGTGCTCCACGCGCTGTAGGCGGATTTATCGCACCGGTTCAGGTATTCGGCGTTACTTTCTTCTACGTAGAAGAGGTAGGAAGAATCGGTGTTCTGCGAATAGAACGCTTCCAGAAGAGAGCTCATGGTAAACAGCTGCGAGGACAGGGTAATGCAGTCGTGGATACGGCCGGCCCGGTCAACGAGGTCGCTCAGTTCCGACGCGTTTTTCGTTTTTTCTTCCGAAAGCGCGTTGAGATCCGTCAGGTAAAACTCGATATCCTTCATGGCGACTTTTTTCGCTTCCTGAAGGCTTGCGATCGTGGCGATTCGCTGCTCGGAGAATTTCATGATGGACGTGTAATTTTCCGACGCGTAGCGGGCGAAGGTGAGTTCCGCCAGCAGTTCCGCTTTTTTGTCGCCATACAGGAATTCTGAGATCCGGTCGATTTTTTCGCCAAACAGCTGCATTTCCTTATTGATTTCGGCGAGGAAAAAGTGACCGCAAACTGCTGACACGGTGGCAAGGCCGCTCAGCATGATGGCTTTCGCTTTTTCCAAAGCGCCGTCAGCCGTCCGCAGCATGGCAACACTGTTTTGCTTCAGAGCAGCCAAAGAATGATGCACACCGTTCGGGAATACGAACTTACGAGCTCCGGCAGGCAGTTTTGACAGCAGCGACCGGAACTGTGTTTTTTCCCGCACGGGAAGATCTACTTTTTCATGTGCGGGATTGCCGCTCGGCGGAAGCGGTTCCGTAAACGGGACGATTTGAAACTCTCCTTGCTGCTGCAACTCTGAGAGTTGGTCGCCGGTGATAGTGTCACTCATGAGACGGACCTCCGTATAAATGTTTTCTTTTATTATACAAGTAAAACAATTCTATGTCAACGATATTTTATGCCCCGAGCATGGGGGGGTAACTTTATGTGGAAAGTAATCAAAGAGGATGAATTGTATCATCATGGCGTCAAAGGTCAGAAGTGGGGTGTGAGGCGGTTCCAGAACCCGGATGGGACGCTGACGGCCGCCGGAAGAAAACGGTACGGATATGCAGCGTTGGACAAAATGGAACTCACAAAAACCGGTTACGGAGCTGTTCGCCAAATAAACAAGGCTTCGTACAAAAGAGCACGAGCGGAGTTTAAAGACGCGGTACAAAATGAGACATCGATCCGCGGAAAAGGAAAGCTTCTTTTCGGAGCTGCAGGATCTTCAAAAGTGTCGAAATCATTCGCTGATGCGCAGAAAGAAGCGTCGGAAAGGTTACGAAGTCAGGGTCGAACGAAGCTTGCTGTCAAAGCACAGGCCGCTTCCAACAATAACAGGAATATCTCAAGAGAGTGGCAAAGGATCGCTGACGCAAAAGGTTTTGTCGACCGATATGTTACAACCCTTGCGATAAGCGCTACGGCCAAGAGATACAGCAGTGCCGGACGGAAATACACTGTTCAATCTGAAGTAATGAAAAACATGCTTACGATGGGCGTGTATGGGCTTGTTTCCGACGCAAAGTACAAGAAAGCATATTCCGCTGAGGAAAGGCTGTCCAGGATGCGTTGATAACGCATACGGAATATTTCAAAATGGAGTGAATCCATATGAACGATTCGATCGGTTCCAGGTTTAAGAAGGCCTGGAACATTTTTTTTAACAAGGACCCGACGGATATTTACCGGCGGGACTGGGGAGAGGCGTTTTACAGCAGGCCGGACAGGCCGCGGCTGACCGGCGGGAACGAGCGGAGCATCATTACCGCGATTTACAACCGCATCGCGCTGGACGTGGCGAGCATTGATTTCCGGCATGTGGTGCTGGACGATCAGGGCCGGTACATGAAGGACAGGAACTCCCCTCTCAACGACTGCCTGACGCTGCGGGCGAATCTGGACCAGACGAGCCGGGCTTTTATTCAGGATCTGACCATGAGCATGATGGACGAGGGCTGCGTGGCGGCGGTGCCGGTGGACACGGACGTGAACCCGTCGACCGGCTCGTTCGACGTGCTGAGCCTGCGGACCGGCAAGATCGTGGAATGGCATCCTTCCGCCGTGAAGGTGAAGCTGTACAACGAGCGCACCGGGCGAGAAGAAGAGGTGATGGTCGAAAAGCTGACGACCGGCATCATTGAAAACCCCTTCTACGCGGTGATGAACGCACGCAATTCCACCATGCAGCGGCTGGTGAGGAAGCTCAATCTGCTGGACGTGGTGGACGACAAGCTGGGCAGCAGCAAGCTGGACCTGATCATCCAGCTGCCCTACGTTGTCAAGGGCGACCTGAAGAAGAAACAGGCCGAGGAACGGCGGCAGGCGCTGGAGAAACAGCTGGAAGGCAGCAAGCTTGGCATCGGCTACATCGACGGCACCGAGAAGGTGACGCAGCTGAACCGGCCCATCGAGAATAATCTGCTGAAGCAGGTGGAATACCTGACGAACCTGCTGTTCAGCCAGTTGGGCATCACGCAGGGAATCCTTGACCACAGCGCGGACGAGAACACGATGAACAACTACATCACCCGCACAGTGGAGCCCTTCGCGGCGGCCATTGCGGACGAGATGAAGTTCAAGTTCCTGACCAAGACCGCAAGGACACAGGGGCAGAGCATCGAGTATTTCCGTGATCCGTTCCGGCTGATTCCGGTGAGTCAGATGGCGGAGATCGGTGACAAGATGCGCCGCAACGAGATCATGACCAGCAACGAGATCCGTCAGAAGATCGGCATGAAGCCGAATAAAGACCAGAGAGCGGACGAGCTGGCCAACCCGAATCTGGCGAAGAGCAAGGAAGCGGAGGCGGCGCTGCTGGGACAGAGCGGCGAGCCGCAGGAGCCGCCGGAATAAGAAGAGGTGAAAATTCAAAATGGGAAAACGAAAACCCGATTTCAGCGGGTGGGCGACGAGGTTCGGGCGGAGATGCTCGGACGGGCGCACCATCCTGAAGGGCGCGTTTGACTGCGACGGTATGCGGGTGCCGCTGGTGTGGAACCATGAGCACGACAACCCGGAGCGGGTACTCGGTCACGCGGATCTTTATTGCCGGGACGAGGGCGTGTGGACGGACGGCTACTTCAATACCACGACCGCGGGAGAGACCGGCCGGGAGCTGGTGATTCACGGCGATATTGTGGGGCTTTCCATCTACGCGAACCACCTGAAGGAGAACAAGCGTACCGGCGAAGTGAGCCACGGAGAGATCAAAGAGGTATCGCTGGTGCTGGCTGGCGCGAATCCGGGGGCGTATATCGAAAGCGTGCTGGCGCACAGCGACGCGGCGGAGGACACGGGCGTGTTCCTGAACATGGAGGACGGCCTGGAGATCACGGACGCTGCGTGGCAGAGGATCTACGAACCGGCGTGGGACGATCTGGAACACGGCGATGATGAAAGCGGAGACGGAGAAGCATTGGCTCACGCGGAAGAAGAGAAAAAAGAAAGTGAGGGAGACAAACCTATGGCTGACAACAAAGAAAGAACTGTTCAGGACGTTATCGACGAGATGACGGATGAACAGAAAAATGTCATGTACGCGCTGATCGGTCAGGCGATCGAGAACGAGAGAAACGGCGCCGCGGAACACAGCGACGAAGACGAGGAGGACGATACCGTGAAATACAACGTGTTCGACAACGACGCCGCGCAGGGCGGCAATTATCTTTCCCATGACGACATGCAGGCGATCTTCAGAGACGCCAAACGGCTGGGCAGCCTGAGAGAGGCCGTCAACGAGCATCTGGACGGCGGCGTGCTGGCCCATACCGGCACCGTACCCACCGACGGCATGGACGTGGCCACCGGCACCCAGACCTACGGCGTGAATGATATTTCCATGCTGCTGCCCGAATACCACAACCTGAACAATCCGCCCGAGTTCATCAAGAGAGAGACCAGCTGGGTGGCCAAGGTGATGAGCGGCGTAAAGAAGAGCCCCTTCAGCCGGGTGCGCAGCACCTACGCCAACCTGACCGAGGACGAGGCCAGGGCGAAGGGTTACATCAAGGGCCATCAGAAGAAGGAAGAGGTCTTCACGACCCTGAAGCGCGCCACCGACCCCCAGACCATCTACAAGAAACAGAAGCTGGACCGGGATGATATTCTGGACATCACCGACTTCGATCTGGTGGCGTGGCTGAAGAGCGAGATGCGCGTCATGCTGGACGAGGAAAAGGCCCGCGCGATCCTGATCGGCGACGGCAGACCCGCCGACAGCGAGGACAAGATCCAGGAGAGCCATGTGCGGCCCATCGTGAAGGACGTGCCCCTGTTCAACATCAAGAAAGTCATCACCATCGACCCCGAGAAGCTGGCCGAGGCGAAGGACGAGGACAGTTACACCTACAAGCAGGTCATCAAGGAAGCCCTGCTGGCCCGCAAGGATTACAAGGGCAGCGGCAACCCCACCTTCTTCACCACGGAAGACACTCTGACGAAGATGCTGCTGATCGAGGACGAGATCGGCCACCGGCTGTACAAGACCGAGGCGGAGCTGGCGACGGCGCTGCGCGTGAGGGACATCGTGACCGTGGAGGTCATGGAAGGCTACAAGCTCGGCAACGATGACCTGATCGGCGTGATCGTCAACCTGAACGACTATAACGTTGGCGCAGACAAGGGTGGCGAGACGACCCTGTTCGACGACTTCGACATCGATTACAACCAGTATAAGTACCTGATGGAATGCCGGATGAGCGGCGCGCTGGTGAAGCCCTTCAGCGCCATCACGCTGTGCATGGCCGGGGAATGATATTTTAGAAAGGGGCGTCGGTGATGGCTCGGTTTGCCGGAGAGATCGGGTTCGTGATACAGCGCGACCCGGGAGACGACAATGACGTGTGGACGGGAGAGACCGTTAAGCGGCAATACCGCGGGGATATTCTGCGGAACACGCGCCGCTGGGAAAACGGGACGAGCGTCAATGACAACGTGGTGCTGAACAACCAGATCAGCATCGTCGCCGACGGCTTCTTTCTGGAACATTACGGCTGCGTGAGGTACGCAGTGATGGGCGGGGTGAAATGGAAAGTCACAAATGTGGACGTCCAGAGGCCCCGCCTGATTCTGACACTGGGGGACGTATACAATGGATAAGGCGGAGATCACCGAGCATCGGCTGGAGCTGAGCCGGAAATTCAAAATGCTGACGCCGAACGTGTACTATCAGCCGCCGGCGACGGCAAAGCTGACGTACCCCTGCATCATTTACGAACTGTCGCGGTTCCGTACGGAGCATGCGAACAACCGGCTGTATATGGCAAAACGGCGATATACGGTAACGGTGATTGACAGAGACCCGGACAGTGATATTCCGGAAAAGCTGCTGGAATTTCCGCTGTGCGGATTTGACCGGTATTATACGGCGGACAATCTGCGCCACTGGGTGTTCGGGATCTACTGGTGATACATTAGAATAGGAGGATATTTCTATGCCTGACAGCAAGAAACTGGTCTGGGACCAGGACGGCGAAAGATACTATGACATCGGCGTGGACAAGCCGGTGCTGTTCGTGATGAAGGACGACGGCACTTATGACAAGGGCGTTGCCTGGAACGGTATGACCAACGTGACGGAGAATCCCAGCGGCGGCGACGTCAACGATTATTATGCCAACAACAAGCTGTACGCCAGCCTGCGCAGTGTGGAGAAGCCCGAGGGCAGCATTGAGGCGTATACCTATCCCGATGAGTTCGCCGAGTGCGACGGCAGCAAGGAGCTGGTGACCGGCAGCGGCGTATTTGCCCGCCATCAGAAGAGACGCGCCTTTGGCCTGAGCTACCGCAGCTTTGTCGGCGAGAGCGAAGACCTGGAACGCGCCTACATCATCCACATTCTGTACGGTCTGACGGTAGGCCCCAGCGAGCGCAGCCACGACACCATCAACGAGGACCCCGATCTGGAGCCGCTGAGCTGGGATTATTCCGGCAAACCCGTCGAGATGACGAAAGTTACCGGATTCCGTCCCATGGGTTCCATTGAGATCGACAGCCGCAAGGTTACCGGCGCGAAGCTGACCGCTATCGAAGACGCCCTGTACGGCACTGATAGCACGGATTCCAGGATTCTGCTGCCTGACGATATCTACGATATCCTGACGGCTACCTGAACCTGACGAGGAGGTAATTCAAAATGGGTGACTCTACTCGCTTGACGAGATTGATGAAGATCCTGTACGGGATTCCCACGACGGCGAAAACGAGGATCGAGAAGGCGGTGGCGTTCGCGCTGAGCCCGTTGGAGGTAAACGCCACGCTCGGAGACGGCGGCGCGACCATTATTCTCGATAAAACGGCCGCTGAGGTTTACGAGGCGATAAGCGCCGGTAGAATGCTCAAGATCCTGGCGGAAGCGACTACCGGATCGGAAGGCGAAGAAACCGTGATCAATATCACAAAATTCTGTACGATGGAAGCTACGAAGATGGAAAGCGGGTCCGAAACCACATACATCTTCGTCTATCACACCGGCGACGAGGAGGCCGCCGAGCTGTACGTAGCCGATGCAATTGCCGCGGATGCCCCCGTGGTGTTGACAAAAGTGGCATAAGTGAAGGAGAGACAAGAAAAATGATCAAAAAGACAGTATCTTATAAAGACTGGGACGGGGAGCAGGTGACGGAAGACCTGTACTTCAATCTGAACAAGGCCGAGCTGATGGAGCTGAACAAGCGCTACGGCGGCAAGCTGGACAAGCATCTGAAACGGATGCAGGAGCGCAAGGAGTATAGTAAGCTTGGCGTGTTCTACAAGGATTTCATCCTGAAGGCTTACGGCAGAAAAAGCGAAGACGGCCGTCGTTTCGAGAAGAGCGACGAAGCCGCGAAGGACTTCTATCAGAGTCTGGCGTTCGATACGCTGTTTGATGAAGTTCTCGGTACGCCGGAAGCGGCGGACAGCTTTGTGAAGGGCGTTCTTGCCGGGATCAAGGCAGACGACGGACCGGCCCTGAAGAAGTTTGAGCCCTGAACGGGCCATGCTTACGCTGGAGCTGCCGGGAGAGGAGTTCTTTGACCCGGCGACAAACGAATTTACCTATGTGGAGGGGCGGGTGCTGCATCTGGAGCACTCGCTTCTCTCGCTTTCAAAATGGGAGATGAAATGGAAAAAACCGTTTCTGAATTCCAAAAAAACACCGGAAGAAACGCTGGATTATGTGCGCTGCATGTGCGAGGAAGACGTGGATACGCTGACTCTGGCGCGGCTGACCGCCGACGACTGGCAGCGGATAGAGGCGCACATCAACGACCCGATGACGGCGACCACCTTCGGGAAGGAGAAGGGGCCGACCCGGGCGAAAAAGACCACCAGCGAAGAGATATATTTTCTGATGGCGCACTACGGGATACCGTTTGAGTGCGAGAGATGGCACTTCGGAAGGCTGATGACGCTGCTGCGGATCTGCGCGATACGGAACGGCGGACAGAAGAAGATGAGCGGCAGCGAAGCGCTGAAACGGCAGGCCGCGCTGAACGCGGCACGAAGAGCGAAGAGCGGAAGCAGGGGGTGAGGCCCCATGTCGCAAAAATTGCAGTCTCTATTATGGAAAGGAGGCTGCGGTATGAAATTACTGGCATCGTTGATCGCTTTGAAAATCGCGAGCAATACCAAGATCAATATCAACGTGGAACCCGCGAAGAAATTTGAGATTGCAAACCGTGAAACAGGGCGAACTTACACGATAACCGCCGGCAACAATGCTGCCGAAACCAATCCGAAGGGCTGAAACAAGCCCTTTTCTTTTTAGGAGGACAACACTTATGTGGAAAATTATTACTGCCGACGAGTTGTATCATCACGGCATTCTCGGGCAGAAATGGGGCGTGAGACGGTTCCAGAATTTGGACGGAACACTTAAAAAAGCAGCCAGAAATCGTGCGATTAGTGATAAGATTCAGAGTTCAGCCGAGCTTGCCGGCGCGAGAAGAAACCGTCTTGCGCAAAAGACTGCTCTGCGCTCTGAAAGAGGGGCGGTTATGAGACAAAACGCCGCCTGGCTTCAGCAAAACGTCGCCCCGCACGCAATCAGCGTCGGAAAAAAAGTCGCCAAGACCGCTATGATGCTCAAAGTTCTGGAAGCAACCGCAGCGGTTGCTGTTACCGGAGCCACCGTGGCAGTCGGCGCCGCCGCGGTAAAACGTATGTCTGGGAGCAAGGGCGGCAGGAGTTACGGACACGGATAACGGAGCAAATTCAAAATGAAGCTGATCGTAACCAGAAATAAGGAGCTTGAGAAGCTCGAAAAGCGACTTCGGTCCGCTTCATCTGCAGATTTTCGCAGGGTGCTTGCCCATTATGGGGAGGAAGGAGTAAAAGCACTTTCCGAGACAACGCCAAAAGACAGCGGAAACACATCGGAGTCCTGGCGTTATCAGATTGTAGGGACAAGAGGCGATCTGTCCCTGATCTGGACAAATGACAATGTGCGCGAAGGGGTCAATATCGCTGTTATACTGCAATACGGTCATGGGACCGGCACCGGAGGGTATGTGCAGGGGGTAGATTATATCAACCCTGCGTTGAAACCGGTATTTGAAAAGATAGCAAACGACGCGTGGAAGGAGCTGACACGGCGGTGAACAAAGAGATATTTAATCAGGTCGTCAATATGGACCTGAAGCACGAGGGCTTTGTGGCTGCGGCCAAAGTGGCTATGTCTGCAGTGGAGTCTTTGAAGAACAACCTTGATTTCCGTGACGCTGCAAAAACATTGCAGAGCAGCATGGAGAAGGTACAGAATTCCTTTGACAGATTCTCTTCCTCGCCGATGGGTAGTGCTATCGAGACGGTCATCGGGAAGTTTTCTTCACTGGAAGCTGTGGCGTTTGGCGCCTTGGAGCGAATAGGCCAGAAAGCGTTGGACACAGGCGTGCGCATAGCAAAATCCCTTTCCGTCGACCAGATCGCGGCAGGCTTCAGCGAATACGAACTCAAAATAGGTTCGGTGCAGACGATCAAGGCGAGCACAGGTGAAAGTCTTGAGACTGTAAACAAGTATCTCGCTGAATTGAACGACTACGCCGACCAGACGATCTATTACTTTAGTGATATGACCGCCAGCATCGGTAAATTCACGAATGCCGGTGTGTCTTTGGAAGACGCGGCCGCTGCCATCAAGGGAATTTCGAACGAAGCTGCCCTTTCCGGCGCAAATGCCAATGAAGCAAGCCGCGCGATGTACAACTTTTCGCAGGCGCTATCGTCAGGCGCGGTCAAGTTAATTGACTGGAAATCCATTGAGAACGCCAATATGGCGACCAAGGAGTTCAAAGAAGAGTTAATTAAAACCGCCGAGGAACTTGGTACCGTAAAAAAAGCCGAAGGAAAGTATATTTCCACTACCAAGGACATGAACGGCAAAGTGAGCGAAGCGTTCACCGCCACGTCAAAATTCAACGACAGTTTGTCCTCCCAATGGATGACGAGTGACGTCCTTACGAAGACGCTTGCCAAATACGCAGATGAGACAACCGATCTCGGTAAGCGGGCCATGCACGCCGCGCAGGACTTTACCACGTGGACCCAGGTGATAGGCGCATGGAAGGAAGCCGTTGGAAGCGGATGGTCCCAGACCTTCGAGATTATTGCGGGCGACTTTGAAGAGGCAAAGAAGCTGTGGACAGAGATCGACGGAATCGTCAGCCCCGTGTTGGGCCGCATGGCCGATACCCGTAACGGAATCCTTGAAGAATGGTCGGACAATGGCGGAAGGGCATTGATGATAGAAACGCTTACCGGCGCTCTCAAAAACTTCTTTGCTGTTGCGGAAACCGCCAAAGAAGTATTTGCGTCGGATTTCTGGAAGTGGGCGTTCGGTAATCAATCCCCCGGGAAGGCTCTCGTTGAGTTTACCGAAAACATATCTACTTTTCTTGATAAATTCCATTTCAACAGTGAAAACCTGCTGCAGATCGGAGAAATATTCGAGAGCATATCTCTGAATATTACAGACGCAATAGATACCGTTAAACATTTTTGGGACATCATCACAGAAGTTCTCGATAGTTTAGGCGCGTTCGAATGGGTCCGTGATATTTTCGGCGGCGTATCGTCGTTTATTGATGACAAGGCCGTAGCGGCGATGGAGCGATACGTCCCCGTTATAGACAAAATCACGGAGATCTACGGACGTCTTGGCGGTTTTTGGAAAGGGATCACGGCGACGCGCGAAGGGGTATCCGGTCTGGGAGAGGACACGGCAGGGCTTTCGGAGTCAGTTTACAACATCGCCGATTTCTTCAAAAAGGTCAAAGTGTTTAAGGATTCGCTGTCTTCGCCTTTGACCGGAATTCTGGAAACAGTCAATGTTTTGATTGATAAGTTCCACGAGTTCGCTACGGACAATATTTTCACGCCTCTTATAGAACACGCTTCAGATTTCGCGAGTCTGTTCAACGGTATTCTGGCAGTTGCAGGCAACGTGTGGGGCGTTCTTCAGCCTCTGTTTTCGGAACTTGGAGGATTCGCCGTTTCCCTTGTCCCGAAAATCGTTACCGGAATAGCCAAGATTTCCGGCGGCATCGGGCAGATTCTGGAGAATCATGCCGGCGATATAGGAAAATTGCTGTCCGGGGTCGTTTCACTTGGACAGGCAATTGCCGGACGGTTGGCGCCATTCATTTCCAAGTTAGGCGAACTTGGGGGCAGTATCATCCCTAAACTGATCGACGGCTTTTTCACTCTGACCGGTAAAATCGGGGAGTTTCTTTCCAAGATAGCGGAGTTTGTGCAAAACAGCAAGCTTTTGTCGGCGATAGGCCAGTCGTTTTCTGAAATTGCCGAAAAAGTTAAAGGGCTGTTTGACAAAATCGGCAGAAACGGCGTCGAAGGCAAGATTTCTTTGCTGGAGAGATTTTCGAACGTTATCAGCAACCTTAAAGAAAAGCTTAGCCCGGTGGTCGACAAAGTCAAGGAGCTTTTTGATCGGTTCAAGGAGGGCGTGAAAGGCGCATTTGCCGGAGGGTTCACAAGTCCGGCAGCAGGAGCAGGAATCCTTGCTGGGTTAGTCGTTATGATCAAAACGGCCTCGAAAGCCATCACTAACGTTATTGAATCGTGGAAGAGTAATATTGACCTGAAGGGAATCTTTACAGGGTTTGGGGACAAACTCAAAGGGATATTCGAGCCTCTCAACGACTATCTCGAAAAGTTGTCCATGCTGAAAAACGTTGAGATCATTGAGCGGATTGCAAAGGCGCTTTTGATGCTTGCCGGAGCGCTGGTGGCCATTTCCCTTGTTAATCCGTCAAGACTCGGGGAAAGTCTTGTTGCAATGTCGATTCTGATGACGGAAATCAGTGTTATGATGCTCGCCTTGTCGAAGATATTCAATGGCAAGAAAGCTTTGAAGTCCATGATATCTGCCGTTGCGACAATGAATCAGATCGGGCAGGCGGTTCTGGTTTTGTCGGCTTCTTTATGGATTATTTCAAGCATTGACGGCGAGACACTTATGCGGTCTATGGCGGCGTTGGCCGGGATTATGACCTATCTGATAGCATTTTCGGCAATGGCGTCAACTCTCAGCGCCGGTAAGGGGCTCAAAGAGTTAGGCTCCGTTCTGAAAAAAATGGCGTCGGCCGTCGTTGTTCTTTCCCTGGCGCTCAAGCTGCTTGGGACGATGGACTGGAGCGAGCTTGGTGTGGCCCTCGCCGGAATGGCCGGGGGATTGGCTGCGATTTCTTTGGTACTTATTGCACTTACAAATTTAAGCGCTTATAATCCAATGTCTTCTGCGGCCGCTATATTAGTTGTTTCTGGGGCGCTTCTCGTATTGTCGGCGGCGTTAAAAGTTGTCGGAACTATGGACTGGGGCGAGCTTGGGGTAGCTGCTGCCGGACTCGGCGGAGGGCTTATAGTATTGTGCGGAGCTCTCGCGCTCCTTGGATATTTGGGACCGACGGTGCTAATCGGAGCGGCTGCGATGGCTATAGCGTCACTGTCGATTCTTGGTTTGGCGGCCGCCCTGCGCCTTCTCGCCAGTATCGACATACAGTCAATCGTTGCTTCTGTTGCGGCTATTGTTGTGGTTCTTGGAGCGTTGACCGCAGCTTCTATTTTGCTCACTAATACAGGTGGCGTCATAGGCCTTCTTATCATCGCCGTTACGCTTGGAATGGTCATGAAAAAATTGTCGAAGTTACTTAATAAAGCAGCTTCGGCGTTTCTAAAGGTGGCCGCAGCACTCAGCATCATTTCGCAATTAAGCCTTGAAGGCAAAGGCGAAGCAGCGGCCGAGGCAATGAAAGCTATTGCCAAGGCTGCCGGCACGCTGATACTGAAGACGTTCGCATTGACAGCGGTTGGCGCGGCATTGAAAAATCTTGGAGAAGGTTTCAAGTCGATTATGGACGCCGCCTCCGGAGGGCCGGATACATTAGCTAATGCCGTTACTGCGGTGGAAGCGTTCGTTAATGCCACACTTGTAGCAATCAGCACTGCGGTTCCACAGATAATTGGCATCGTATTGGCGCTGATCCAAGGAATTCTCGAAGCGATCGCTTCTCATATAGGAGATATTTTGTCTCTTATCGCTTCGATACTTGTACAGATTCTCGCCGCATTGTCGCAGTGGGCGCCAACAATCGGACTTGCTCTCGGCGTAGTGTTAATGCGCGTGCTTGAAGGTCTTGGCATGGCGTTCACGGTTATCGGAGCAACGATTCTGGCTGCATTGAAGGATCTTGTCATCAGCGGCGTTACTCTCCTGCTGTCTATGGTGCAGGCTGTCGCGGAACAAATACCTGGAGTCGGAAAGATCATTTCCGGAAAAATCGAAGAGTGGAAAGACAGTCTTAACGAAACTTTTGGAGACGGAAGCGACTTCCATGCCGAAGGATTGCTCGATGTGTTCACCAACGAGCTTGTTTCGCAAAAAGACACTCTTGTCGAGCAAACAAAAGGCTTTGGCAAAGAAGTCAAAGACGGTTTTATGAGCGGTCTTACCGGCGGGACAGGCAGCTTATTCGGAGGATTGTTCGGCGGATCGGAAGACGGTGGCGGAACAGATCTTATCGGGTCGTTGTTTGGTGGAGACCTGACCGGCGCGTTTTCCGAGCAAGGTGAGTCGCTTGGAACCACGTTTACCGGAAGCTTCACGGAGGCCCTCGGAGGAGGCGAAGGCGAGAATGCGGGTCTGCTTTCCGGGTTTATGTCTTCTTTGTCAGGGAGCGAAAGCGAAGTGGAGGCTACCGGTCAAGGGTATGGGTCGTCGTTTCTTGCCGGATTCGATAGTTCGTTCGCGAGCGAAGACGGAACCGCGAGTGTCGGCGGCATAGATTCGCTGCTCGCTGCGATCGAAGGATCGGAGTCACAATTCACCAGCGGAGGGGAATCCCTTGCGTCGGCTACACAATCCGGTTTCGACTCAAAGGGGCAGGAAGTTTTTAACGCATCTGGAGAAACTGCTGTTGATTCGTTTGTCGGACCGATAGCTAATTCCGAAGAAAAAGCGGTACCCGCAGGCGAAAAACTTGCAGAAAATGCCGCTACAGGAGCGGATTCAAAACAAGACGCGTTTGAAAGTGCCGCGAATAATGCCGTTGATGGCTTCGTTCAGGCAAGCGATGAACGGCAGCAGGATGCCTATAATGCCGGTGCGAGGATCGCAGAGTCGTACAATCTCGGTCTTCAGAACAAGATGAAGATCGAATCGCCGTCCAAGGTCATGTATAAAAACGGCGAGTATACGGTAGACGGTTATATTAACGCAATTCGTGATAAATCCAAGGAAGTTGAAAAAGCAGGGGCTGTTACGGCGACCGCTGCTAAAAATAGTATGTCAACTCCCCTCTCCGCCGTCTCGGATATTCTCTCCGGCGAGTTTGACGATGCGATGACAATTACTCCCGTAATGGATCTGAGTAGAATTCAAAATGACGCGGGAAGACTGCGCGGGATGCTGGACGACGCCACCGTGCAGCTTGGGCGCATGGATATTTCCGGCATTATGCCCAATCTCGGCGGCATTGAAACCAAAGACGACAGAACGCTGAACGAACTGAAGGGATTGAGAAAAGATATGGCGGACTTCAACGACAGACTGAGCCGTATGCAGGTGCGTATGGACACGGGTGAGCTGGTGGGAACGCTGGCGGACCCGATGGACAAGGCGCTTGGCCGTAAAGCGGCTATCAGAGGGAGGCGGTAACGATGTACGACGGAGAACATTCGATCCGGTTTTTCGACAGCGAGGTTGCCGCCGGAAGCTGGACGTTTGACGATCCTGATATTCCGGCAAAGCATCCCCACACATGGAAGACCTGGCATCTGATCCCCACCGGAAAACCGGTCGTAAAGCCGCCGGAGAACGACATGAACATGCTCAAGATCCCCGGCAGGCACGGTCTTATCAATCCCAACAAATACACATTCGGCAGGCCGGTATTCGGCAACAGAACGGGGTCCATCGAGTTTATCCTGGACCCCGATTATATTTGGAACTGGCCGGTCATCTATTCGGAGATTCTTACCTATTTTCATGGGCAGGAGCGTCTGATGGTGCTGCGGGACGACCGCTTTTATTACTACAAAGGATGGTTTACAGTGAGCGATCTGGAACCCGGGGAATATTTCGATACGGTGACGCTGGAGTACAGTCTGGAGCCGTTCAAGTATGAGCGGTTCACGAGCGGCGACCCGCCGCAGCTGTGGGACGACTTCAACTTCCTGACGGGCGTTCTGCGGAATTACAGCAGTATTGTGGTCAGCGGGGTGGCCGGGACGGAGAAGATGCTGGAGATCGTCGGAAGAGAGGGGCTGTTCGGCACGGATGACGTACCGGAAATAACCGGTTTGAACACGGCAGGCGTTTTGTCCGCAGCGATCGCCGAAGGAGGACCGCTGCACGATCTGGAGGCAGCGCTGAAAGCAGTCCCGATAACTGTCTGGGTCGAGTATACGCCGCTTCCTGGGGAAGAAGTGATAGATATTTCGAGCCGCAGCGAAATGACAGACAAGGATAAACTGTACAGGCTGAACGGCATCGTATACAAATACTCCACAGATTACACAACGGCGCACCTTATCAAAGCGGCCGGGCAAACGGACCGGGACGTGCTGACATCGCAGGCGTTTGCCGACGTGATCGATAATCTTAATAGGGCCGCAGGCTGTCAACCGTTGAACGCGGACCTGCTCACGGAGATAAAAGCGCTGACGGACGCACTGACGGAGCTGAAAGACACGGCTTCCGCGCAGGATACCTCAGAGGAACCGCCGACGTGGGAAACTTCTGACGTGGATCTTGGCGTGTTGCTCGGAAACGTGCTCCCCGGCGCGTACTTCCAGCTGGTATTTGTCAGAACCGTCGCCATGCGCGGTATCGTGCAGGCGCGCGTCGGACGAGATGGTGAGTGGGTTAATGTATTTTACGCCGACGGGAAATCCTTCCCGGTCCTTGCCGTTGGCGGAGCGTCTGCCCGAAGCTATTTATATTTGCGTACCACGATCGACACGACGGGGCTGCGTATTGGCGGCAACAAAATCGATCCGTTGGTCACGGTGTCAGTCAGGGGGAACACGTTATGAGTCTGCTGTACAAAGTAACTTGTGATGGGAAGACACTGCTGGACCAGACGCGGCCCGGATATTACCTGACAGAGGCGAAGGTTACCGGAGAGATCAACAGCGGGATATTTGACGGGCAGTTTAATTTCGCTATATATGCAGATAACCCGAATTATGACGCGGTCCATCTGATGACGTCGACGATCGTTGTCCGTGAGGAAGCAAACGGGGCGTCCCGTGAGATATTTCGCGGGAGACCGATCACGGTCGAAGATGATTTCAACGGCGTCCGGCATGTGACCTGCGAAGGGGAAATGAAGTTCCTGGTTGATATTCCCAACGTGTTCGGCAAACTGACCAGTGATACCAGAACCGATATTATCGGGAACGAAAGCACTCCGCAGGTGGAAACCATGGTGCCGGTTCCGAAGGGCGCCGAGCAGAGGCCGAAACCGATGTACACCGGATACCGGAACGTTGACGAATGTCAGCTCACACATTTCGGTGAGAACCGACAATATTTTTTGACCGGCACTCGCGGAAAAAGGCCAGTATACCGAAATTCGGTGGTCGACAACGAGAAGGCCGTCACCGGTACCAGGTGGGGGCCCGGAACACTTACCGACCCGTACAACGGCGCGTTCGATCAGGGGCGAACGCGCTTTTGTTATTATTCCTTCAACGCCGGCGACCTTGGCTTATATTTCGACGTCATATACCGGGAAGGAAACCAACCGGCGACACACTATATTATACCCCTGAAAGCCTGCTCGTATACGCACATAGTTTATTGCGGAAATGGCTTTTCCTCCGGTGGATTATACGAAGATTACTACCGGGATAAAAACACGATCCAATCCTCCGCGTTGTATCTCGGCAACATCGGCATCGTTGGCGAAAACAACAGATATTTCAACCTCGGAAATTTCAATCCGGAAGAAGAGATTTCTATCGTCGGAGAAAATGGCGAAAATCTTGGCACAGTCATGATAGGAGCCCTTCCTTTCGTCATCGTCCACTATACCAAGTCGCAGCATTGGTTTTTTACGGAACCGGATCAGTATATTACGGTTCCGCTGCTGCATTGGCAACTGCACGTGAACACGGTCATATACGCCGTTCATCAGGACACCAGCGAGCCGATCGGCAGCGCAGGTATTCAGAAAGTCGAGTTACAGGTGTATAAAACCGGGGAATCGACGGTGCAGGCCGTGTCAAGGCAGGTGTTCTGCCGGAAAGAAGACGAGCTGTTCGGCTATAACCTGTACGCGGACGAATCCAGAAGGATATTCCGGGGACGGGTCGATATCGCAGGAAAAGCCAGTCTGAAGTATTCCGACAGCTGTTACGCGTCACTTGAGGAATGGATGAAGGAAACAAACGGCTACGCAAGAATCCGCAGAGTCGAGCCGTCCGGCGAACCGGCTTACAGCGTGCTCGACCTCACCCCGGACAGCGGCGTCACGATGGATGATTTCTATGTGCGACTGGCCGACAATCTGGCCGACGCCAGCAGGAACAATGACTGTACAGGGATCGTCTCCGGGGTGTTTGTTCGCGGCACTTGGGACACCGGCGGCATTTCCGGAAAACAGGAGATAACACTCAAGTCGGTAGGAGACGTCGAGGCTCTCACAGCACAAGACATGAACAACTGGGTTGAATACGCGCCTCTGGAGGGAGAAGAAGTTATAGACATAGATTCTCTCAGTGACAGGACTGACGCAACCAAACTGTACCGATTTAATGGGATCGTGTACAAATTTTCCGCGGGAATCAGATATTTGTACATTGGAGCCAGAGAAACGTATAAGGCAACTGATCGGACTGGGACCTATACATACTATTACTACCGCTATGACAATGGAAAATGGGTTGAATTGCCAAGCCATCAAATAGACGAAGGAGCAGAGTTGGTTGCGAGCCCGCAATTGTTCACCGATACAAGCAAAAAATACGGACTGAGCACCACTACCGGGTATCAGTTCGTCACAGGCCATACGTACTACGTCGGAAACGGCGACATGCTAACAGAGGACGAGGAAGCGCATACCGTAGTCATCGACGGAGACTATGAAGTCGACTATCGGCTGGGAGTAATCTGGCATAAAGAAGCCCGCGCCACGTACGGGAGCATTATATTTTACTACGAGTCAGACGTTTCGGACTGGCCCGCTGGAACCCGGCTGCAGAGGCTTGCAGAACAGGCAAAAGAAGAGCTGCAGTCGAAACTGACGGCGTTTGAGTCGCTCGATATTTCCGCAGTAGACCCGAGATTGATATCCGCCGACGGCGGGAGGCCGGAACTGGGAAACTACTATCCTGTAGAGATCCCGCATTTCGGCGTCAGCACGTACAAACGGCTGACAAGGGTCGAAACGGATCTGCTGGACCCTAACGCAAGTAAACTGACATTCGGCGGCAAAACGCCAATGCTGAGCGACTATGTGGCAAAGAAGGGAGAACGAAATGATTGATATTAACGCATATCTCGATTATCTCGATGAGTTAGGACGGGATGAGCAGAAGCTGCAGGCACTTATCAACGAGATGTACAATCGTGCGGACGGAAGCGGCGAGGCGGCGGAGTACAATAACGCCGTCGTCGGGATGGACGTGAAGGACAGAATCGTGAAGCTGGCGCTTATCATTCGTGGCATCATGGATAAGGCCAGCGGAGACATTACCGCGATCAGCACTGATGCCGCATTTTTAACAGCTTTACGTAATGTGCTCACTTTGAGCAGCGGAGACGTTAAATTTAGTGGAGACGTGTTTGCCGACGGCGACAAAAAACTGGCGACGAAGGAACAGCTAAGTACTGTTTACGGCAATCCCGTTGCCACAACATGGGCGCGTGGGTCCATTGACGTTAATACTGGCGAAGATACGAGCGTGACCACATTCATCCGTAGCGGATTCATTGCATACAATGACAGGATGGCCGTTCTGAGCGTTCCCGGTGGCGTATTGATGCGCAACAGAATCTATTTTTACGGATCGAGCAATAACTATCTTGGCATGACGGCTTACGCCAACTTTCAGAGTGCCGTGATTTTTGCGCGAGACTACGCCCCTGCTGGAGCCGCTTATATCAGAGTGTCGTCTACTCGCTACGATGGAGCGGGTATCCCCACGGCCAGCGTCGACGAGATCGCAAAAAATGTAATAATAGTTGATACGGCAAACAGCGTAGCGAGAAAACTGTCAACAGGAATCGATAACGTTGACACGGAAATTTATGGGAGCCGCTATAGCGAGGCAAAATGGAAAATCGGCGCGATCGATCCCAACGACGGCTCTGATATAAGCGCAACGTCGTGGATATGCAGCGACATGATCCCGTATACTCGCGGTATGTGCATTTTTTCCAAATTCGTCAGCCCAAGAATGAGATGCCGCGCGTATAACTACGATGAGAACGGCGACTATCTCGGTTTTACAAGCAAATACAACCCTACGACCGCGCTTATCAATGTCGCTGATTACGCGCCGGATGGAACTGCGTTTATCCGTGTTTCCGCCCTTAAGAGCAGCGGAGGGACCATCGCGCAGGGAGACATCTATGCCTGCGCCTCACAAATCGTTATAGCGACATCACAGTTGTCGTTAGCGGGTCAGACAAGAGCTATTCTAAGTGGTTCTTTGGGAAACGATCTGATGTCTCAGATCAGGAATAACGGCGAAGCTCTCAGCGGCTGTACGCTGCTAACGGCTGGCACATACGATTTTCTGCTGGACAACCCATGCTGCAAAGCCGGGCTGTTGACAATGACGGTCAGGACGGTCGGCACGTGCGCGGTTTCCGTGCGTGTGCAAAACGAGAATAAAAACAATTTGTACATCACGGCCAGCCAGCAGTTGGATGCGGAAGCCGTCACGACGTATGAGCATAGGATTTTAGGAAAAAGGCTGTCTTACGATAAGTTGCTCATCCACGTCACCGTGCCTGTCGATGGCGAGTTATATGTGTATGATGCCGCCATTGTGGACGCGCCGATCCTCGATAAAGGAAGGACAGGGCTTGTATTTTCATCCGTACATGGAGAGACAGAAGTCTGTAACAGCGACACGATGCCTGCGTTTGTGGCGGCGGCAGACCTCGGCTATCCCTATGTGATCGCAACTCCTAAACGTACCTCTGATGGAATGTGGATCTGTTATCACGACGACAAGATTGACGTAGATGACACATTCATCCGGGATGACGACGGTAATGCGCTTGCCGCCACCTATGACAACGCCACATTCGATACGATCCCGTATGCAAACGTGATCGAAACATGGGATTTTGGCGTGAGCCGTGCGGAAGTATATAAGGGGACAAGAGCAGTCAAAGTAAGCGATTACCTGATGTTCTGTGCTAAGCGGAACCTGCATCCCGGCTTGTCTATGCATCCCACGAGCACCACGTCAATTGCAAACCTGACGGAAATTAAGGCAATCACCGACAAGTATAACATGACTAATGTGTTAACGCTGAAATATCCGGATGGAACCACATCGTTGGGAAATGCATTATCCGTGTTTGGCAATTCCGTAGAGAGATATGTTGTTAACATTAACCTCGGCGAAACGAACCTTGCCAATCGCATCGACGCGATTTTGGCACAAGCGAACGCCGCAAATGTTTCACATGACAAAATCGTGATTGAGGTTTTTGCCGTTGACGCAACCGCCGCCAACGCAGACATCATTCGCGGAAAAGGGCTTATCGCAAGCGTGGCGCAAATCTCGCACTCGCATGCAGGCGGCAGCGCCAGCGCCTTCATGTACACGAGTGAGATCAAAGCATGGATGGAATTAGGCTACACGGAATTCACACTTAACAGATCTCCGTTTTACGGGATAAACTTTTAAGGAGGAGCGATATTTTATGGCGTTTCTGACAGCGGACAAAACGTACACCGAGCACGGCCTGACGATCAACGAGAAACTGATCACGGCCAAAAGCGGCGTAAGATATTTTTCCAATCGAAAGCTGGCAACACCGGATCATAAGCCGGAGTATGTCACCATCCACAACACGGAAGATATCCGCGAGGCGGCCGGAACTAACGACGCGGAGCAGTATGCCAGGGCAACGTTCAACAACAATATGGGGGACGTAGTGGTGCACTACTATATTGACGAGACGGCCTGTTGGCATATTCTGGCCGATGATACGGTGGGCTGGCACGCGGCGGACGGCGCAAACGGCCCCGGCAACACCAAATCCGTCGCCATCGAGATCGTCATGGACG